GGGCGCCCCGGAGGTGGCCCGGGCCCGGGGGGGGGGGGTACGGCCTCACTTGATGGTGACAGACCCTCCGTATGGCGTCGAGTATGATGCTAGTTGGCGTGATGATGCGGCGAAGCATTCCAAGTCAATGGGGAACAGAAAAGACACGGCAAAGGGCGTCGTGTTGAATGACGACAAAGCTGACTGGCGAGAATCCTGGGGTTTATTTCCTGGAGATGTTGCCTATGTCTGGCATGCTGGCGTTATGTCTGCTAAAGTTGCGGATAGTTTAGAGGCATCCGGATTTTCTATAAGGTCACAAGTGATCTGGGCAAAAAATCATCTCGCTATCGGCCGCAGCGACTACCATTGGCAACATGAGCCGTGTCAACCTGCTGGCACTATGGTCTCGAAGGTACTCAAAGAGGGGCGTTGGCGGGAGCACTCCGTCATTGAACAAGTCCCAATAGAGACGCTAAAGGCTGGAGACAAAGTTGTCAGCTTTGGCAACACAAAGATTTTCAGGCGTGGTCGCGAGATAACCTGCATAGGCAGTCGTGCCTATACCGGAAACATGCATCACGTCTCGCTTGGTGGCCTTGCTACACGGGCGACTGCCGAGCATCAGTTCACTATAAGGTTCGCTCCCGACAAAGCAAAATCCTGCATCATGTACATCATGCGTCGTGGTGATAGGTGGCGCATAGGCGTGTGCACCATGTTTAACAGCCGGGGCTTTGGGCTTGCTGTCAGGCTTGATCAAGAGTGCGGCGAGGAAGCGTGGATTGTATCGGCGCATCCCGATATGCGTTCAGCCAGAGTTTCTGAGCAGGTTGCGAGTTGCATCTATGGGATACCAACCACGCACTGGGAGACTGACCGCAGCGTCGGCAATTGGATTACTCGCAGCAAGGATGACATTGATCAAATCTACAGGCAAATAGGAACGCACAGAATTGCTGATGGCGTGCAGCGTTTGATGCTGGATTATGGACTGAACGCAGATTACCCAATCATAACGCATGAAGAAGTCGGACGGTTCTCTCGCAAGCAGTCAAGGGTTGTTCGGGCGTGCAATCTTATCCCAGGCGTCATGCAGCTTCCCGTTCCTACGAAGCTAGAGGATTTCGATTGGGTATCCATCGACTCGGCGACATTCGGCCCAGTTAAAAACATCGAAGTTTGGTCGATGAACGTTGATCAAGATCAGCATTATGTTGCGGATGGTATCGTAACGCACAATTGCTGGTATGCCGTTCGCACGAAGGCCACGGGCCATTGGAACGGCGACCGCAAGCAATCCACCCTCTGGAAGATCGACAAGCCCCAGAAGTCCGAGACGGGCCACAGCACGCAAAAGCCGGTCGAGTGCATGCTCCGCCCCATCCAGAACAACTCCAGCCCAGGACAGGCGGTGTACGAACCGTTCTCGGGATCAGGAACCACGATTGCTGCAGCCGAACTATCCGGGCGCTGCTGTCACGCTATCGAACTTAATCCGCAATATGTCGATGTCGCGGTTGAGCGCTGGCAGAACCTATCTGGCCAAGATGCCATCCACGCCGATACCGGCAAGACCTTCGCCGCAATGAAGGCTGAACGGTTGGCCAATTCAGACACGCCACCCGCTAAGGAGATCGTGGAGCCGAAGGCTGAGAAGCCCCAGCGGACCACATCGAAGCCGGGCGACGGCAAGCTAACGGAGACAAAGAACCATGGCGCCAAAAACAAGCGCCAAACCCCAAACGAAGCCAAGCCAAAAGCGTAAGACTGGCGCTGGAGCCCCGAAAGGCAACAAGAACGCAGTCGGCAACAAAGGCGGTCGCCCCTACAAACTCGTATCCAATGAAAAAACGCTCGAAACGCTTTCCGGGTTGGCCAAAATCCAATGCACCACAAAGGAAGCTGGCGCCGTTTTTAACGTTGACGAGAAAACATTCATTGAGTTTCTCCAGCGAGATGAAAAGGCTAGGAGTGTTTGGGAGTTTGGTAAAGAGAACGGTAAATCGAGCCTTCGCCGTGCGCAGTTGAAGGCTGCGCTTGAGGGCAACACGACCATGATGGTGTGGATGGGAAAGCAACTACTAGGCCAAAAGGATAGGCTAGATGTTGGTGGCGACCCGGATAGTCCGATAAAGAATGAAATATCCTTTAAAATCGAATTTGTGAAGAGCAAAGAGTGCATGGATGCTGGCGATTAATTCCAACAATGCTAGTTGCGGAAGGTTATCGTTCATGCAAACATAGTGTCGCAATCTAGGAAGTGGCGCTATGAAATACAAATTGAAAAAGCTTCGCGGTCTTGTCGACTTAACTGGTCGGAGGTTTGGCCGACTCGTTGTCACGTCCCTCGTTGAAAGGGATTGTAGCGGTCAGAATGACCACCTTTGGATGTTTCAATGCGACTGCGGAAAAGAAAAGGTAATACGCATCAAAAACGTTAAGTCAGGCAACACCCAATCGTGCGGATGTATCGCGCGGGAGGTGTTGATGAACCGAAGCATTACCCACGGCTTAACCATATCCCATCCAAGAGAATACCGCGCATGGAAGGAGATGAGATTGCGTTGCTCAAATGAGCACGATGTCGATTGGAAAGACTATGGCGGAAGGGGTATTTCGGTTTGCGATCGGTGGCAGCATGGAGATGGGAAGATGTCTGCGCCGGAGTGTTTTGTTTTGGACATGGGCAGGAGACCTCCGCGCACAAGCCTTGATCGCATTGATGTTAACGGGAATTACGAGCCTGAAAATTGCCGATGGGCTGATGCCAAGCAGCAGGCGTCTAACAAGCGGACAAACGTTTTTATCGATTTTCGCGGCGAGACCCACACTATCACCGAGTGGTGCCGACGCTTATGCGTTGAACGAACCAGAGTGCAGTATCGCATGAAGGTGGGAATGTCTTTCGAGGAGGCGATAATTGAAACGGATCTGCGAAAAACGAATACAAATCGCAGACGGCTTCTCGTTCCTGTTTGAAAATAAGGCAAGATATCGTGCAGCATACGGGGGGCGCGGCAGTGGAAAATCCCATTCTTTTGCATCTGCCCTTGTTTTGATTGGGGCAACGCGCCCTATACGCGTCCTGTGTTGCCGAGAGATTCAGAAGTCAATCGCGGATTCTGTCAAAAAGCTACTTGATGACTGCATCTCCGCGTTTGGCCTTGGGCCAGTCTACCGCTCCACGCAAACGAGCATCACCACACCAGCCGGGACGGAATTCATCTTCGCCGGGCTGCGGACGAACGCCGACTCCATCAAGTCCATGGAGGGCATTGACATTGCGTGGGTGGAGGAAGCGAACACCGTCTCACAGCGCTCGATGGATTTGCTCATTCCGACCGTGCGCAAGCCGGGGTCTGAGTTGTGGTTCACCTGGAACCCTCGCGACGCGAAAGACCCGGTTGACGCGATGTTTCGCGGCGGCGAACCGCCGCCGAACTCGATTGTCCGCAAGGTCAACTTCACGGACAACCCATGGTTTCCCGACGTGCTCCGGGAAGACATGGAGTGGGACAAGCGGCGCGATCCTGACAAGTACGCCCATGTCTGGCTTGGGGAGTACCGACGCAACTCCGAAGCGCGGGTGTTCAAGAACTGGCGCATTGGCGTTCTGGAGGTTCCCGAAGATGCGCGGCCGTACTATGGGGCGGACTGGGGCTTTGCAACTGACCCGTCTGTGCTGGTGCGGTCTTACCTGCTTGACGAGCGCACGCTGTACATAGACCGGGAAGCCTACGCGGTGGGGTGCGAGATCGATCACACGCCAGCGCTGTTCGCGGGCGATGATACCGCCACGCCGCCACGGTGGGCAAACCCGAAGCGGTGGTCTGGAGTTCCGGGCGCCGCCAAGTGGCCCATAACTGCGGATAGCGCCCGCCCCGAGACGATTTCGTACATGGCAAAGCGCGGGTTCAGGATTACGGGCGCCCGCAAAGGTCCTGGCTCAGTTGAGGAGGGCGTCGCCTTCCTGCAATCGTGTGACATAGTTGTGCATCCTGACTGCAAGCATGTAATTGATGAGCTAACTTTGTACTCTCACAAAGTAGATAAGCTTACCAATGAAGTGCTTCCTGTATTGGAAGACAAGAAAAATCACTGCATAGATGCAATCAGGTATTCACACGAAGGCTCGCGGACCGTTTTCAAGGGCCAAGCTATGTTTGAGCTTGCCCGTCAACGTGCTGAACGGCAACCAACGCGTCAACTAGAGAAGATAATCTAATGCCCCCAAAAGGTGGAACGCGAACGCCGCTGAACGTTTCCTTTCAGCAGTCGTTTAGCCCCGCGTGGGGCGTATTCGGCCCTGGTGAGCCGCTGGTCCCGCCAGACCCACAACCGCCCCGCCGCATTGATTTCCCCGTTGGCGTCAACACGATCCAGACGCCACGGGCTTACGAGAGCTTTGGGTTTCCCGAGCTTCGCGCCTTCGCGAACGTGGAACTGGTGCGGCTCGCCATCGAGACGCGTAAGGATCAGCTTGAGCGCCTCCGCTGGACGGTCAAGCCCATTGAGGGGCGTCGCCTTCGTGCCGATGCGGAAGAGCGGGCGCGCAAGGTAAAGAAGTTTTTGCGCAAGCCGGACGGGACGACGCACTTTTCGGTGTGGTTGCGGCAGTCGCTTGAAGACTTGTTCGTGCTCGATGCACCTGCTTTTGAGTGTCGTCGAAATCGAAATGGCGAACTTATCGCGCTAGATTTAGTTCCTGGCGATACGGTGAAACTCCTTGTTGACCAGAACGGCAGAACACCAATAGCGCCAGCCCCGGCATATCAGCAGATAATCAAGGGACGCGTCTGGGCAAACCTGACAACGCAAGATTTGCTGTACTTGCCTCGCAATCCGCGCGCTGGTAAAATCTACGGGCTTAGCGTTGTTGAGCAGATTATCGTAACGATAAACACGGCGTTACAAAGGCAAGCCTCGCAACTTGCCTACTTTACTGCCG